AGGCTTCCAATACTTCGTCCACTCCATAGAGATTCTGTAAAGCAGCATAATGCACTACCAACCTAGGCTCTTGCTGAGAATAGTCAAAACAACCCCATGTATGGCCCTCCTCAGGTATAAATAACGACCTAATCCGTGGTCCAAGTTCCTTGTTTCTAGCTGGTATTTGCTGTAAATTTGGGTTTGAGTAGCTGAATCTGCCTGTCACAGTTCCGCCATTATCTGATCTAAGCTGATTAATTTCAGCATGAATTCGTCCTTTATGATTATGTTTTAATATGGTATCAATGAAGGTGGTATGGGCCTTGTTTATTTCACGAGCCTGGGCAATTAGTTTCACTGTTGGGTGGGGGTGATTCTGCAAAAAGTTTTTAGTAAAAGATGGAGAATTTGTTTTATCGGTTCGGTCATATGGTAGGGAGAGTTTTTGAAAAACTTGCTCAATGGAACGTGCAGCCCATATTTGAACGTCTACTTGTGTTTCTTTTTTTACTTTGTGTAGGAATTCTTTTTCTTGTTCAACTAACTGTTGCTTTAATTTATGAGCACCTTGAACGTCTACACGCACTCCTAAAAATCTCATATCAACGAGGCAGGGAAATAGTTCGGTCTCTAAATCAAAAATAGATTGTATATCTTGGTGTAAAATTTCTTTCTTAAGCTCTTGCCAAAGAGCTAAAGTTATCTCAGCATCTTTTTCTGCATACTCGCCAACATAAATGGCAGGTAGTTTATACATTTCTGCTTTAGCGTCAACCCCCCAACTCTTTGCTGCTTCATATAAATTTGTTTCACTTTTTGTTTTTCCAGTGTATCGTTTAGCACAGTTGTTTAGGTCATAACGCATTTGATTTTCATCAACCACGGCCGATGCAATCATCGTGTCAACTATTTTACCGTTAATACTTAAACCTGTCGCGCGTATAAAGCACACGTCATACATGGCGTTATGAAATATTTTTGTAGCGTCGGTGTCAAGGACTCCTTGAAACCATTTTAAAACTTTTTTCTTATCCATGTTGCCACCACCTTCGTGAGCTATTGGATAATAACCAGACCAATCATGTACAGCTACAGCTATACCAACCACTTCTCCTCTACCAGTTACTGAACCTGATCCCATTTTAATTAGTTCCGGATCTTTTGTTTCTAAATCAATTGCTATCTCTTCATACTTAGATAAATCTGGAAATTCTTGTGGTGGTGTCCACTCTACTTGTGGTGCAAATAAAGGTTTTTGTATCATTTAATTATTCCCCATGTGTTAGGTTTGTCTTCTGGTTTATTTTCTTTTGGTTCTTCTATTTCTTTATAATCTCTTTCAAGTATCATTTCTAAAAAGTGTATGGCTTTTAATATATCTTCCTTCTTTCCTTTCAGTCTGTGACGACATATATATTTTATAGCGCATCCTTCCGGAAAAAGCAATTCATTCTCTACTACAAACTTGCTAGGTTGGATTTTAAAATTTTGATAGTGACTCCCGCCGTGTTGTTTATCCCAAACACTCATAGATTTCCTAACTGAAAACTTTTATAATCATCCTTAGGTTGAATAACATGTAAGTTTTCTTTTGCTCTGGTTGCACCTACATAAAATAATCTATTCTCATCGTCCGGATTTTTTTCGTAAGCTTTGTTTGTATTGTGTGTAAGGTCTGTAAGTAAAACTACGTTTTGTTTTTCACCACCTTTTACACTGTGTATAGTTGATAAATGTATACGAGGATTTTCTTTCAAACTTTCTCCATTTCTTCTCATAGCTCTTATATACTCTTTTCTATCGTTTGAACAGTCATCAAATGCTTCAAACCAATCTGTCTTTACTTGAAGACCATAGTCTTTAATTAATTGATCAATTCCATAATAAGATTCTTTAACCATTCCTTTCATTTTTTTCTTATGCCAATGACTTGGACCCATATACTTAGCAATACTTTCTAATTGTCTATAGCTTAATAGGTGTCCTTTTAATAAATTATGCCAATCAATAGCTGCTTCTTGAATATCTTTTTCAAAAGATTTTTTAAATTTATTTTCAAAATATAAACCCCGGGTCTTTAAAGTCTCCTCTATTGCATCCAGCATGTGCCTAGTTCTTGTTAAAACCATCCATTCACCGGTTCTTAAATCAACATCTTCAAAGGATTCATACATATTTACAGATCCTTCAACAGTTTTTGGTTTCCATTCTTTATGTATT